ACAAAATAACAACGGATGGGTCTTTGGTAGGTCGTTACCAAATGTATAACATTGGTGAAATTGAGGGAATTGATTTTCTTGGCGATGAAATGATCCTTGCATCGTATTATGAATTTTATATTCATCCGACAAAGTTGCCGAATCCGTTTAGGATAACGGGCATATATGACCAAATTAAATTATCTACCTAATTTACAATCTTAAATAACACTTTAAATTAGTTACCAATCTTGTAAGATTGTAAACTAACAGACCAACGGGGAGCCGGGTTTCCGGTTCCCCTCTTTTCATGGAGGTGACAAGATGCCGAGCGGATCAGAACTTGCGAAATCCAGTTGTCATTTTCTTGGTATCCCCTATTCAAAACTCGACTGTCAGGCATTCGTGGAAAAAAGCCTTGCCGAAGTTGGCATCTCAAAAAATCTCGCCGGGAGCAATACATGGTTCCGCTTCCTGATGAAAGAAGGATGGACAGGAACCCCGGAAGAATGCAGGAAGATATTCGGCAGTATTCCTCCGGGAGCTTTTCTTTTCATACTGAGTCAGAACGGCAAAGAGCCTGAAAAATATCGTGGTGATGGAATCGGGAATGCATCTCACATCGGCATTTATACCGGGATGACTGGCGATCAGATGGTTGATATTGCCGAAGCTTTCGGCGATACCATGAATCCACGTGATTGCAACTATGGATCAGGTGCGATCCATAGCAGCTCAAGCCGGGAGAAAGTCTGCACATCATCATTCGCAGGAAAAAGCATCAACGGCGGCTGGAACAGGATCGGACTGTGGAAGCTGATCCAATACGGCGAACCATTTGACAGCTTCTTAAATGGTCAGGAGGTGGAAACAATGACAGCGACAACATGGGCAAGGAACGGAACCACGGTGAACCTTCGCAAATCCAAGAATACAGGATCAGCACTGATCGACCGTATCCCGATTGGTCAGGTGGTAGAGGTCACAGATCATGGAGATGAGTGGTGCGGCTGTACGTGGAAAGGAAAAAGCGGCTACATTATGACTCAATACCTCATCTTCGGTGAAGTTGTTCCCGGAGAAAACGAAGCCCCGGCATCCGTCCCGGAAGGGATGATAATGGTTAGCCAGAAGGAACTTGAACAGGTTTACGACATGATCGGAAATCTGCTGGGGAGAAGGGGGTGAGGATTTGGAAGTCGGGGTATACATCAGCCTTGCCGCTGTTGCGATCTCGTTTATCAGTCTTGTTATGGGCGGACGAAAGGATACCCGAACGGATGCGGCTCAGAATGCAATCATCCAGACAAAGCTTGACAACGTGATTTCAGGTGTGAATGATATCCGGGTTGAATTGCGATCCATGCGAGCGGATATCAATGATCATGGGGAACGGCTGGCAAGGGTGGAAGCACTGGCGGCAAACAATATGCAAAGGATCGACAAACTGGAAGGAAAAAGATCAGACTGATGAAAAAGGAGTGTACAAAATGAAGAAGTTGCTTTGTTGTTTGGTACTGTTGATGACCGTTCTGCTGATCGGGTCTGTGGCACTTGCTGAAGGTGAACTCCCTACGGAACCTTTCACATGGGAATATCTTGCCACAATCGCCGGGGCTACATTGGCAACCTTGCTGATTGTCCAGCTTCTCAAACTCCCGCTGGATCGGGTATGGAAGCTTCCGACACGAATTGTAGTCTACTTTATTGCGCTTATTATCCTGCTGTGCGCAACAATGTTCACGACCAGCCTTACAGTACAAAGCGGAATCCTTACGGCTGTGAATGCTGTGATTGTGGCTCTGGCGGCAATGGGCGCATATGAGGTCACATTCCGAAAACTGGAAGGTAAATAAACAATAATTCATGCACAGGTTTGCACGTATGCAAGATTATTGATTAAAAACGTTGCACGGTGTGTAACTTAGCGGAAACTTAGCGAAACTTAACCCCGGAGAAATCCGGGGTTTTTCTTATTTTGTATGAACCCCGTCTGAACCCCAAAGAATGATTTATTTTTCTGTTTTTTCCTCTGATTCTGGCAAAAGAAAAACCCCGGAAGTGTTGATCTTCCGAGGTTTCTTTAGTGGCTCAAATAGGACTCGAACCTATGACACTCCGGGTATGAAGCGGAAAATCAGATGTTTTTTCGTCCCTTATTTCTCAACGGTTTCAGGTTGTCCAGAATTATCTTGAACCCCGTTTTGAACCCCAAACAGCCGATTTTCGATTTTTTTCCGCTCCTCAGTGGAGCGATCTTCCGAAACAGAATCATAAACTTTCAGGATCATTTTTGCATCCGCATGACCCATCCAGCGGCGGCAAGTGTTGATCTCAACCCCGGCATCCCTGCACATAACGCAGAAGCTGTGCCGGAGATCATAGGGGACGATATCAAATGATTTCCATTCCGGCAGGGGCTTTTCCTGTTCCAATAATTTTTTATGTTCACGTGTTCGACCATACCATCGTTTCGGCATCCCGTTGATTGCTCTTTCCATTGCCGCCTTGTATGAGTTCCAAGCGACTCTCCATGTGGTGTGTGTTACTCTTTCACCATGTGCTGATGCTATTAAATACCCTTCTTTCCCTTTTAAAGCCTGTTCTAATGGTGGGAAGAGTGGAATCTGTCTATTTGCCTTGTCTGTCTTTCCTTCGCCTGTAAAGTCGTATTTCTGGCCGTTATTGTGGGCGAACTCATGCAGGGTGATGATATGATTCTTGAAATCCACATCTTTTTCGATGGTGACGGCTTTTGCTTCCTGTGGTCTGAGTCCGGCATATAACATCGTCATGACTGCCGGATAACAGCGATGATCTGTGCAAAGAGTCAGAATCCACTCTCGTTCCTGATCCGTGATCGGTCTTGTTCTAGGCTGGCTCCCTTTCTGCGGCTTTGCGGTCTTATCCCTCGCCGGGTTGAAATGAATCAAACCATCAGCGACAGCAGAATCAAACAGAGACGAAAAAAGCTGTTTTGCTGATTTCAGGTATGATGTAGAACAGCCTTTATATTGGTTTGAATAAATGTCCTTGATATCTGAAGGAACGATGTTTGCAATCTGTTTATCGCCTATCTCGTCAATCATGTGCTGAAGGTGAATTGCAAGTCCGGTATAGGTGGAATCTGCAACCTCCGGGAAGGATCGCCGCAGCCAAGGAAGCGCATAATCAGAAACAGTCTGCCGTTTGAATCCTTTTTCCTGATTCTGGATGTATTCATCACGGGCGGCAAAAGCTTCCTCCGGTGTGCTTCCGTAGAACTGGATTCCATGCCACTTGCATTTATATCGTCCATCCTTGCGAACCTTCAGCCGTTCCTTTTTCTTTCTTGGCATGATCAATCACTCCCGGAAGAAATGATAAACGAATATTTTGATTCTTTTTTTGTTACTGTAAAAGGTACTCCTGAAGCTGTATATTGCGGCTTTCCGTTAAATCTTTCATCATGTCCCATGAGATAACTTCCGAGGAGTCTACCACCGTTTTTATCTGCGTTTTTAGTATCAGGATCAAACTGGAATAAAGCCCCATAGCAGTATGCAAGGAATTTATCTCCTTCTCCTTCTACCATGATAGTCTTTACCGTTTCACCATCATACCGGAATGTAATCACGCAATCATCCTGATAATACCGGGCGCAATCGTTGACAATATCTGCCTGTGCATCATCGATATCAGATGCCCCGAATAACATCGAATAAATACTGAAATTATCATGGTCGAAAGCATACACCGGGGAAACTGTCAGGACTGCGGCGGCAAAGATTATTGCAAAGCTTTTTCGGATCATATATGCCCTTCTTTCTTAGAAAATGCGTGTATAACCAACAGCAAGCCCATGAATGATTATTTCTTCCCCTGCTTCAAACGGAACAAATACAGGTGGATATGCGGCATTATCTGCTGTCAGAGTTATTCCTGTCTCCTGATAATAGATATGTTTCAAGGTTGTTTCACCATCAATATTTACGGCGGCAATCTGACCGTTTTCAACTGTTGACTGTGAGCGGATCAGGACGAAGTCACCATCCCGGAAAGTTGGTTCCATGCTGTCGCCCCTGCATATCAAAGCGAAATCGGCCTTGACACCATCAGGAAGGTCGACCGTTCCCTCTGTTTCTGTATCTGGGATTCGCCTTTCTCCGCAAGCAACAGTTCCACGAATTGGCACAGCGGCTCTGATCATCTGCACCTGTCCCGGAGAATCCAGCAGTTCATCGATGGAGATATTAAACATGGAAGCAATGGAGCGCAACTGTTCAGAATTTGGGCTTGTCAATCCATTTTCCCACTGTGAAACCGATCCTTGTGTGACTCCGATCTTTTTTGCAAATGCTGTCTGATTTAAGAAGTTCTTTCTTCTGAGGTTTTTTATTGTATCTGCGATCATTGTTATGCCCTCCTTTTTTTCTGTATTATAATTTTTCTCATAATTTTTTTCAATATTTTATTAAAAAGCTATTGACATTATTAGAAATCTAATATATAATAAAATCGTTCCAAGGGGGGAACAGAAAGGAAGGGCTAAACAATGAAGAGGATGACAGCATTAGTCAGAACCCAAAGCGGAAATCTTACGATCAAGCGGTATGACGATTATAAGAACCAGAAAGAGTTCGCCGCTGATCTTCGTTGTAACGGATTCCGGGTTCTGAAAATCTGGAACGGTTACGTTAGCGACAGTGCAGTTTATGATTGGGAATTTGAGAACAGGAAGTAAGGAGGGCTAACAAATGGCAGGTTGTGGAAAGTGCGAGAAATGCAAAGATTGTAAATGGTTTCAGCGTGAACAGTTAAGTGGAAGCCGTAGCGGGTGGTGTATTCACGAAAAGTGGAAGGATAACAAGAACTACGGCGGCGGGAAAAGTTATCTGATGGGATGCGGAACAATTGCTTGCAACGATTTCCAGAAGAAGAAGTAACCTGATCCCGGCAGACAGCCTCCGGAACTCCCGGAGGTTGTAGCCGGAACCAGATTCCGGAGAAAGGAAGGGCTAACAAATGACAATGAAGGAAAGGTTGGAGATTCACCGCCAGATCGAACGGGAAAACACTGAAAACCTTGAAGCGTGGCGTTATTGGAACTCCTTGTCCGTTGATGAAATTGCTAACATGATCAATGAGAAAGACAAGGCAATGGAATGGGATGAACAGTTTGGTTTCCTGTGCGAGTTGCTGGATGCGAAAACGGCGGTTGCATAACTGCCGACATGCCGACCCGGGGCGGCTAATCCCCGGGAGAAAGAAGGGCTAACATGGCAATCACTAACGTGCAGATCATCTTCAACGAATCCTTGAAACTGGTTCAGCAGGGCGTTCTCAAGTCCACCGGAAAAACCATTGTTCTTGAAATGCAGGATGGAAGCAAGAAGGAACTGCCGGAGCCTGAACCGATCCACACCTACAACGGATGGAAGGAACTCGGTTATCAGGTCAAGAAGGGCGAACACGCAAAAGCAACGTTCCCGATCTGGAAATATTCCGGGCAGAAAGACGAGGAAGGAAATAAGGTTAAAGACGGCGGCTATTGCTTCCAGAAAAAAGCGTTCTGGTTCACATTCGATCAGGTTGAAAAGATTTCCTGAATATATACCGGGCCGGGGCGGTATATCCCCGGCAGATTGGAGGAAATATGTTGATAGTAAGATATGCAACCTTGATGCGCCCACCAATGCCGGGAGCGATACCCCGTGAAGGGCTGTTGCAGATAAAGGATATTGAAGGATATACCCCGACGAAGCATCATGCATGGGGATGGGCAGAATATAACCGATATTTGACAGAAGAAGAAATCCGTCATTATGAGCTTGAATACATCCATTCTGCGAATGTTGTGGAGGAAGAAGAATGCAGATAACGATCAAATATCCTGATGATTGCACGGAACTGGAAGCCACGTTATATGCTCAAGGCTGTTTTACTCCTTGTCAGCACGATTACAAGCGGAATGATTCAACCGGAAAGAAAGATGCAACAATAATTACTTTTCGAGATGACCGCACCGGGCTATTCTACCGGAATAAAACTGGTTATGTGCTGGAACTGTTGAAGAAGTAAAGCCGGGGCGGCAATTCCCCGGTTTTTTTCAGAAAGATTTTATTAGAAAACTATTGACATTATCTAATATTTCATTATAATATTATTAGCATTTATTAGAAAGGGGGCGGCACTCATTAACCTGATCAAGAAACTCCGGGTAAATAAGGAAATGACCCAGACCGAGCTTGCTACTGCTTGCGGTGTGACTCAGGGAACGGTTGCACAGTGGGAAAAGGGTATTGCTTTTCCGAAAGCAGGGAAAATTCCTACTCTGTGCAGGATTCTCGGATGTGACAGTAATTTGCTTCTCAAGGCGGCAGAAGAACGGATGAAAAAGAAGGTGGGATGATTATGGAGCGTCTTGTCACGGTGAAGGATATCCGGGAACGGTATGGATGCACAAGCCCAACAGCCCGGAAATATCTGCGGCAGATGTTCCATTATGAAAACCCGCTGGCGGCTCCGCAATGGGCTTTGACAGAGTGGGAAAAAGACCGGGAGCGGATGCCGGAGGGATGTAGGAAAAGGCAGGAAGCCCGGAAAACCGGGCGAGTGATTGTACCAAGGAAGAGGGGCTAACAATGAATATCAAAGAATTGGATGTATCAAAATTCCGTGACAAGCTGTTCGACAGGATGGATGATTTACTGATCCTTCCAGACAGCACAGAAGTTGCAAACACTTACAACTCAGGTCTGAAAACGATGTTTTACGCAACGGTTTCGATGCTGATGCAAGAATACAGCGATTCGGTTATCAAGGAAAGGAAGGTGGAAGCATGACGGGCTGGCAAGTGCAAGCGATGGTTGAAGCCGAGAGGGCGAATGCATGGGAGGGCTTGTACGCCCCTGATCCTGCTACAGAACGGATGCAGGAAGCGGCAGAAAGCATCAAAACAGCATTATCAAATATTGATAACGGTCTTGATTGGATTGCAGATGCGATTGCGAAACTGGATGAAACCCCGATGGCTGATAAGCTCCAATCTTTTCTGGATGATTTCGAGAGCTTGGCAAACAATCTGGAAAACCTGAAAAACCTTTATGAAAGGAGGGAACGGGAATGACGGGGAGATATTGCTATTGCCCGATGACTTCTCGGCGGCTGTGCCAGAGGATCACGCTTGCGGACAGGTTCAGGCGGTGGAAGATCGAGCGGCAGAAGCGCAAGAATGCTCCTGATATGTATCAGGTCATCGGGTACAGGCAACCAGTATTTCCGGGAAAATAAAAGCCCCGCAGGGGGGAATCCTGCGAGGATGGTAAGACGAAGGGCTAACAACGAATCACCGCTGTTAGTATATCACAGCGGAAAGCAGAACGCAAGGAGGATACCATGAGCGAAATTGTAAACATGATCGAAAATGATGAACTGATGGAAGAACTTCCCCCGGTGGAAAATGACATGGAAGCCGATAAGCTGATAAAGGAAATCCGGGCGATGGAGGATCAGAAAGCTTACTGGAAAGCATACTATCAGAAAAAGCTTGAAGAGATCAACGAATCCTGTGATTTCTGCATCAACAGAAATATGTTTCAGCTCCGGGTATACTTCGACACCCTGCCCCACAAAAAGACAGCTACACAGGAAAAGTATCTGCTCCCTTCCGGGAAACTGGTATTGAAGAATCAGGAACCAGAGTACGAGAAGGATGAAAAGACCGTGATTGATTTCCTGAAAGCCAACGGCGGCGAGAAGTATATCAAGATCAAGGAAAGCCTTGATTGGTCAGCACTAAAGAAAACCCTTCTGATTGCCGGGGAAACTGCGGCAGATGAGAATGGAACACCTATCCCCGGCATCCGGGTTGTTGAGCGTGACAAGGCTTTCACGATTGAGAAATAAGGAGGGCTAACGATGAATATGTTTCGCACACTCCGTGCAGATGAAATCGACTGCCGGATTTCACAGGTAAAGAAAGATGGTTCCGGGCTTTCTCTCTTGCTTTATAAAGACGCTCGGTGCGATCAAAATATTCTTGATGAGGTTGTAGGGCCGTTTAACTGGAAGCGGGAACACACTCGGGACAATAAAAACTGCATCGTTTCTATCTGGGACGAAAAGAAAAACCAGTGGATTAGCAAGGAAGATACCGGAACAGAAAGCAACACGGAACGGGAAAAGGGGCTTGCTTCCGATTCCTTTAAGAGGGCTTGCTTCAACTGGGGAATCGGACGGGAACTGTACACTGCCCCGTTCATCTGGATAAACAAAGGGGATTTCACCTTCCGTGATGGTAAATGCTTTGATCGGTTCACCGTTCACGGGATCGGATACACGGAAGGGGTTATCACTGGGCTGGAAATCAAAAATCAGAAGTTGAATAAAATCGTGTACCGCTTCGGAAAGATCGAAGAAACAGCCCCTGAAAAGCCCGAAAAGCCAGAGGATGAACCGCAGGAAGAAATTCCTGTTCGGATTGAAAACTTGCAACCTCAGACCGCAAAAACGACTGTAGAAATTGCTACAAAAATTCCCGAAAATCAGACGGAACCGCAGGATATTTCTCCTGTGAAAACGTTCCTTCTTTCGCAAATGAAAAACCTTCGGGAGATTCGTAAAATCTCGGCGGCAGAAAATAACAAGTTGTTTAAGACTCAGATGAAGGCGTTGATTGATGCCGGGATGGCTCCGAACAAGAAACTGGATGATTACACCATTGACGAAGCGAAAGCCCTGATAATGAATATGTTTGAAAAGTTTGAGCCGGAAGGAACGGAGATCAAAGCATGAAGGGCAGACTAAAAGAATTGTATCAGCTTGCGGGTGGTGAGTGGGTTGTTTCCTTCACCACCCGGGAGCACCCCGGAAAGCTGTTCGATAAGCTGAAAGATTTTATTGTTGATATCAGCATCGAAAAGGCTGAAAAGAAGCGGAGCAAGGATGCAAATGCGATGTGTTGGGCATTGTGTTCGGATATCGGGAAAGCGATCACTCCCCCGATGGATAAAGAAGATGTTTACCGGATGGCGATCCGAGCTGTTGGGGTTTATACTCCGGCAACAGTGATCGCATGGGATATGGAAACGATCAAGGAAC